GGCCAACTCCCTCGGTGCTCTCAACAAGGGTGACAAACTGTACGTGGCCAAGGCCGCTGGCAGCAATGTTGCTCTCCAGAAGCCTACCGGCCTGTCCTGGCGCGAAATCTACGTCAGCAACGATGGCGCCTATGCTGGCACCGTCGCTGTCGTGACCAAGGGACAGATCCTTGGCGACCGCATCCCCGAGATGCTGGACTTCTACAAGGATGCCCTCACCGGTATCACCTTTGAATACGAGAACGAATAATAGGAGAAAAGAATTATGGCTCACAAGTACAATCAAGGGTTCCGCACCCTCATGGCAGAGGCCTGTATTCTTTCCGCTGAAAGTTTCGACCTCTACGTAACCGACGTTATCGGATTCGGTAACACTCAGGATATGGACCTCGACGGGTTCTCCTGGGATCCGTATTCCAGCATCACCTTCGACTTCAAGCAGTTGCTGATGTCCAACAAACTCAAGGTGATGGCTACCTATGCAGACAAGGATTCCGAGGTTATCCCTCTGGGTACCAAGGGATTCGAGATGACGGAAGGTGTCATCCCTTGCCAGAAGGCCCGCTTCTTCTGGGATTCCGACGATTACCGGAACTACCTGGACGCCCTGTCCAAGATTCAGTTCCAGAATCAGACGGCCAAGGAGTATGCTCTGGACCTCCTGTTCAATGGTCTGACCGACATCAAGAACGCCCACGAACTGTCGATGCTGTACCAGCGCGACCAGATGGTTTCCAACCGTGGCCTCATCCTGGACGCCAACAACAACCCTCGTGGTATCAAGGGTCTCGTGTTCACCTCCAACGTTCCCGAGGAGAACATCACTGTCACCGACAACATGTTCTCCGACCCCGAGAACAAGACCGCAGAGACCGCCAACCTCAAGGTTGACCTCATCGCCGTCCTCAAGAAGAAGATTCGCGCCATGGTTCGCAAGGGCTATGCCAAGAGTCAGATCATCATGGAGGTGGACGAGCAGTCCTGGCTGGACGATATGGAACACCCTGTTGTCCGTACCCAGATTGGCTACCGCCTGCGCCGCGACCTCATCATGGCTCCGGAGAACGATGCCAACGCCCTGCGCGTAGGTAACGCCGCCGACGATGACGAGGTGAAAGCCGCCTTCGCCGCCCTCATCGGCCTGCCCCTCAAGAACATCAAGTTCAAGCAGGGTCTCACCGCCGTCGAGCGCCTGGAAGGCAAGGGCGTTAACGCCAAACTCGTCACGAAGGCTTTCCGCACCTTCAACGCCAACACCTACGTCCTCTATCCGGACGGCCCTCTGGGCACCATCAAGACCGCTATGGCCCTGCTTCCTGACGGTGACGCCATCTACGCCACCTTCTTCGAGGGTCGCGGCATCATCCAGTACGAGTACGACGTGAAAGCGAAGACTCAGGACTGGTGGTCCGAGTTCTACGGCCTGTGCGTGCCTACCCGTCCTCAGGAGATGTACTACGTCATCACCTACACCACTCCTTCCGGCTCCGGCTCCGGCAGTGGAAGCGGCAGTGGCAGTGGCACCGAGGGTGGCGCTTAACCTTTAACCGGAAGAGAGTATGAATGTCGAAGAATACCTGCGTAGTTTGGTCCCTGGGTACGATCTCCAGGCCAACGTAGTCGCTCGGTGTGCCAGAAGTCCGAAGGAGGTGGGGTTATCCCCACTTCCTCTGGACGAAGACATCGACTACGAAGAAATAACCGAGACCGATCCGAATACCGGTGAGGAAGTGACCAAAAAGGTCGAGCGGACTGATGTTGAGTACACTATGAGGCTCGACTATGCGGCTTCTTCGATTTATTACTCCATGCTGGGTGTATTTGCTGGTGGTGGCTTCACTGAACAAGTTGGCGACGTCCGCGCTTCCCGTGGTGGCTACACTATCACCATGGCGGACCGCAAGCGGTTCAAGGACCTGGCCGACGCCCTTCGTCTTAAGTGGGGATTGGACATCGTGGCAGACGAGGCCACCAGCAGCGAAATGTACGACGCTTCGGCACTTAGACTGGGATTGTAATGGTCATCGAATTTCGAGACACTTGCGTTATCACCAGGGATAACGGTGGAAAGGACGAGTGGGACAACCCGATTGATCCCGAGATTATCTATTCCGGCAAATGCCTCTACGAGGAAGGCGGAACAGGCTATTCGAGGAGCATCATTACGAGGAGTCCTACTGTCTATCTGCCGGGTAACGATGTCATGGTGCTTATCAACGACGCCATTACGGTGACTACCGAACAGGGACGCATCGTCAAGGCCATCGCTGAGATTGTCCGCGACATCAATATGCCATGGATGGCGAATATCAAGGTCACGAGAATCGAACTGAAACAGGCACAAGGAGACTAAACGATGAGAAGGCACCTGAAAGGATGGAAGAACGCAAGTGCGCAGTTCCAAAAGGAATTGCTCGCTTCGGCTGATGGTGTCAATCGTGCTGCCCAGCAGGTCTTCATTGATGCTAATAACCGTTTCATGGACTACGTGCAGGATAACAAAGAACTCCTGCCGTACTACACTGCAAACCTGCACGACAGTATTGTATCTGTCGTTTCCCAGAGCGGTCGCGTGCTTCGCGCCGTCTATATGCCGAAAGAAGCAACCAGGCCGCAGAACGCGCCGGACAGAAAGAGGATTGTCGGTATGGAGGAGGCTATCCGTGCGGTCCGCAGAGCAGATTACCCGCGAACAGGCGTTGCATCTACACTCATTGTTGCCGTCCCTTATGCGGAGGGCGCAAATGCAACGAGCAAGCGCAGGGGATATTTGAACTGGCTCCAAAATGCTTTTGAGTCAGAAATGCGGACCAGCGTGGAAGTCCTTAAGTACGTCAAGTCTCATCCTGGCGCCAAGCCGGTGGCCGCAGCCAATAGACGATTTGCCAAATGATAAGACCATCGAAAATAAATCCGGACGTGGAACTGAGGGATTTCCTCCAGGGCCGCATCGTAGTGGGAAAGGCCGGTGGAGGGACCGAGCCGGTTGCCGTTTACGGCGACTGGGAGAGGCCCACCAACAACCTGCCCGCCGATTTTATCGTAATCTTCATCAATGGTGACGTCCATGGCGTAGGCTCGAAGGTGAACTATGCTGATGGCGACCTCATGATAATCCTCTACTGCAAAATGAACGACGATGGCTCCGTCAAAAAGAACCGCGTCACGAAAATTCTGGAGCAGTTTGAGACCGTCGTGGATAAGGCCAAGACGCAGAATTTCTTCTTCGCTCTTGAAATGGACCGCTTCATCACGCCGACTACGCCCAGCCAGTCTTCCGGATATTCAACAACCACTCTCAATTTGAGGTGGCATACGACTAACAATTTTAACGCTCAATAATTATGTCTATCAAGAATCTTGGTTCTGCGCAACAGTTGCTCGCCGGACAGGGCGACATCATCATTTTCAGCGCACCCGAAGGAGGCTATACCTCCGCTACCACTATGGCACAGTGCCTGACCAACGGTGCAAGCCTCGGTCAGGTCGTGCAGGATTCTACCTCCTGGGACGGTGAGGAAGTGTCTTTCGACGCTCTCCTGGACGAGCAGGGTGATGTCATCACCTCTACCGCCAACAACGGTACCCATGAGTTCTCCTTCGACCTTGCCGACCTGGAGCCTGACTTCCTGAAAGTCTTCCTGGGCGCCGAGGAAGTGACCGCAGCCGAGAGCGGCGTTACTGCCGTGTTCGGTGACGGCACTGTCAAGGTGTTTGGCTTCGGCCACAAACTCCCCGTAAAGACCCGTCCTATCCTGATCACGAACGATGAGGGTGACAAGGCCCTGTTCTTCCCGAAGGCGAAGATGGCCGGTTCCCTCGCATGGGCCGACAAACTCTGGCGCATCCATGTGGTCGTGACCGCAGAATTCATGGACACCGCCAACCTCAAGACCGTCATGCCTATGTTCTCCAGCAATGAGGCTCAGTACGCTGACGGCTCTGTGACCGCCGAGGAAATCGACGGTGAGGGTGGTTCTGGCGACGGCACCGGTGCTTAGTCTCGGTACTAAATCCTAATCCGTGGGGTGGGAGGTGAAAAGCATCCCCACCCCATTTTTAATTCAAAATCAGTAAGTTATGGCAGAAAGCAATAAAAAGAATGGCAGCAAAAAGCATGCCGAGAAGCCGGAAGAGATTGACGCCGCAAAGGTGGAATCTGTTTCCGTAGTTGACGAAAAAGAAATTCCAGAAGGCGCCGATGTGAAGGACGAGGGTGTCATGATTGTCGGTGACGAGGCTGAGGTTCAGCGCGTCATGGACGAGGCAAAAGCGGCTGTTATCAAGGACAGTATCCTGGTTGTCATTCCCTACCTGGCATCCGCAGCCCAGGGCCGCGAACTTGAGTACGCTGTTGCCGGTTGGCGCAAGCACTTCAAGGAGCCGCATCACATTGTGGTCGTTGGTGACTATCATCCCATCTGCGACACCGGCGATGATATCACATTCATCGAGTGCCCGCGCATCGAGCCTATCCCCGGACAGTACACCTGTCACCTGGATCACGTCCATAAGTTCCGCAAGGTACGCGAGATGTTCCCGGACCACAAGGGCTTCATCTACGCCTGCGACGATATGTATGCGGTTAACAATTTCACGATGGCCGAGGTCCTGTTCCCGAAGATCGTCCAGAGGGACATGGCCGGAGACGCGAACAGCGAGAACGGCTGGCAGCGTGACATGGCGAAGACCAGGGCGCTCTGCCTGAAAGAGGGGATGAAACTCCACAACTGGGTCTGCCACCTTCCCGTGTACTACGAGTGGGACAAACTGTTCGCCATCTACGACAAGTACGATTGCGACCATCAGTCCTACATCGTCGAGAACCTGTACTTCAATACCTACTTTGCCGACCGCGTGCCGTTCCGGCTCGACTTTGACAAAGACAACCTCAAATGCGGCGTTTATCGCAGCAATCCGCGCATCTACCTCATCGAAGACGCGCTCAAGAACAAAATTTGGATTCAGAACTCTCCTGAGGGTTGGATCCGTGAACTTGACGAAATCCTGAGCAAGCACTATGCAGAAGTCCGATAAATTTCTTGCCGGAGAATATGAGACCGTATCAAAGGCCCCCTGTGTTGTCATCGCCGGGGGCCGACGGTACAAAGTCCGTCAGGTTTCAAACAAAGTCAAGGAGCGCATCGCTCTCCTGGAGCAGGAGGCGCAGGTTCTGGAAGCCCAAGGGAAGGAAGGTGTATCTCAGAAAAGCGCGAAGACGCTGACCAAGAAACTCTACTCCCTCCATGCCAAGAAGGCCGCTTACTACCTTCTCGGCAACTGGGCCATTTTCTTGCCTTTCGTCTTCTGGATTAAATGGCATATCCTGCAACTCCGGTCGAACGAGGAA